TGCAAGTAAATATCTCCCAAAGTAAATCCTCCACCCGATCTATTCCACACGGTGATATTGGTATAGATAACACCAGGTACTGACATGACTGTGGAGTATGCCTTGCTTACTGGAAGGCGCATTCCCAGAGTAACGTTTGCAGGTGCCAGAAGGTTCTGAATAGCCTGAGTGACTTGCAGAGAAACCGTACTTGGATCATACAACGGGCTGATTCCTACAGTAAGGGTTGCAGCAATTTCAATTCTGGAAGCCGCTGAAGTAGAGACGACTTGACCGATCATAGCCTTGGATTGCAAGTAAACCTGTAAACCATCCAATAGCGCCTGGCTAGGTGTGACATTACCGTTGGCAGTGGCGTATACCTGAACGTTTGTTGATGTTGTAGCCAGTGTTCCCGCCTGTGCAATACCGGGATACGTGATAGCCAGATTGCTGAAATCCTGAGCAGTTACCGCACGATCCTGTGCAGTAAAAGCCTTAGGCGCATTGTTACGAATCTGATCGATACTTTCGCGGTCAACACCGCCCGTAGTAGCAGTAGAGCTCGCAATGGTTACTCCGGTAATAGGAGAAGCAATATCGTTTATCTGATTGATACCTAGGTTGCCAATAGAACCGCCACCAACACGATAGTTGGCATAGATGTTCAATCCGGCAGCAGGAATAGCTCCATTGACATTGTCACCAAAGTGAACGGTAATTATATTCTGGTCGTCAACTGTGTACGACCAGGAAGGATCACTTGAAGTAGCAGACATCAAGCTGGTGACATTGGTCCATGCCACAACCTGATCGACTCCTGTAGTGGTTGTGTTATACAGAGGATTCTGTACGTACACGGTAATAGATCCACCGACAACAGGATTATTTGCCAGAGAGAATTGCTGGAAAGAAGATCCGTCGGAAGATCCCAACAGTTCCATAGTCACCAAGGTAGGTGAAAGAGTATTGCTTCCAATGGTGAACTGTGTACTTCCTTGTGTAACACCCTGTGCCACGTTGGCTACTACCGTACCGCCGTTACCGGGGACAGTTACTGTCGCCTGAGTCTCGAATGTGATAGGCGCATTAAGAGAAGTAATGTATGCAGTGGTTACCTGAGTTCCCTTTGGAACAGAAACAGCCGGACCACCAGTAGCTGTCTGGAAAGTAACTGTTCCTGTAGCTGCCTGCGGCTGGCTTGGAATATAGCCCAAAAGTTCGGCCAACTGAATAACCGAAGCCAGTTGGGTAGCGGTTCCAATGTAGGATTCCGCCAGAATACGATCTCCGTAGTAGGAAAGAACATCCATCTCTCTGGCGAAGGACTCCATGAGCATTACTTCAAGAGAGCCCGGATTCTGATTTGTCCATTCCGGAAACACCGTCTTGGCATAGGACAACATCGAAGTTATAAATCCGTTGTAGTCCTTTGACGTATAGTCGATTGCTGGAATGTTTGCATTAACTGTTGCCATTTACTGTAATCTCCTTAACTGTTCCGCCGACTTCGATTACAGCAGTGTTGGCTACCGCAGCAGTAGCGGAAGCAGCAAATACCGGAGCGTACTCGACATTGATTTGGGATTTTCCGTCATTGGTTTCTCTGGAATTGGTAGTAACCGACAACACATTCAGTCCCGGTTCATATGTACTGAGCTGAGTAGTTACAGCATCTCGCAACTCCGCAGTTACCAAGGTATCCGTAATACCGAAAAGCAATCGAGATAATGGAAGTCCTAGCGCAGCTCTCATAGGGCGTTGGCCCAATTCGGTACCCACCAACGCTCTTACTCTTTGTTGAATCTGTACTTCTACATCGGTCTCTGTAGAAACCGAACCGTTCTCCGATATGGTGAACGGGATAGTCATTTGTAGTCCCATAGTTCTATTATCCCAAATTACTAGATTAACTTAGACGAGTGACACTGTACCAGGAGGTATTCTTCATAATTGTCGGGGTAGCGTTAGATGTATTCTGCGCTGCCCTTAATTGAATAGTACCTGCATTGGCCCCTATAAGAATACTGCCACGTAAATATGCAGTGATATTTGTGGAAGGACCGAAGGTACCCAATGCTCTAATGGTGACTTCGTCCGTTTCTACTGTATCAATCTGATTAGTATTTCCTACTGGATAACCATTTCTTGCCCACCTGAATGTTGTGCTTGCAGGCACAGTCCAATCCAACTTAAGATCTCCAAGACCACCACCTCCAACAGAACCGTTGTAGGACAGGTAACCATCCAACAGATATCGGGCATTGGCCAGAACTGGAAAGGACATACCTGTAACAGCTGTCAGAGTAGTAGTGCTGGTCATTGTAAAATCATTGGCCAATGTGATGTAGTTGGTTTGTCCGACTCCCGGATTAAAGGTAGCCGGTGTATAGCCACTTAGGATTTTCCATACAGAACCCGTCCACATTTGCAATGTGTTTGTTGTGGTTTCATAAGCCAGCTGTCCTTGATAAGGAGCAGATGGAAGAGAAGCCCCTACAACAGGAATATCCGCAACGGTATTGGTGAAGTACATTGGCTTTGTAACATCGCCACCACTGAAAGCAATCCATACCAGTGTGTTGTTCAAAGGAATGGGTGCTTCGATATTTACTGGCTCTGCCCAGCGAAGTTCCGCTGCACCGGCAACCTGAGGACACTGTGTGCGAATTCTTCCCAACCCAGCGGGATCAACATTGGTAGTAACCAAGGCGCGGTAAACACCCATATAACTAGTTTGCATTTATCTGTGCTCCAATGTTAGATGATCTCCATATATTTCCGATAAGTGCGGGGGCTACCTTCTGCACGGTTGGTGCCAATGGTCCGGGATTGGAGGTATTGGCTGTGTATACCTGATCGCGTACCAAAGTCGCGCACATAGTGTACGTGGCATCCCAAATGGCTCCAGTGGGGGCAGGCATGGTCAGAGAGTGAGTAACGGACTTGACCAGCCACGTACCCATGTCTGCCTCTGTAAGGGCCCTTCCAGCCATTTCTACGGTGGCATTTGGCTTGACTCTGAAGTCCCCTCGCAACTCACACTCTGCTGTCAACCAATACAGATTTCTGTCCGCATAGGCTTGAGCCTTTTGATTGGCTTCGTACAGGGATTCTGCAGGAGCGTCACGGAAGTACTGACTGATTGTGGCGGACTGTGCTTGTGCCTTAGGGGATGTAAACAGTTCCGGTTGGTTGGAAGCGGTAATGAACTTCTTGGTAGTAGGATTCAATCCCGTAACAAACCTATTGGCTACGATTCCTCCATCCGGAGTAATGGTTCCAACGATAGGCTTGAACGATCTGATCGTGTCCCACATACCGGGCGTGTTGAACATCCAAAAAGTGGGCGACTGTCGGATGTTGTTTTGATTGAGAATGACTTTGGGATTGATGAAATACAAATCCGTGTTGTCCACATAGAAATGATAACCGATCTCTCCGGCCAACTGGGCAAGGAATCGGAAGTCACTTGTATTCTGTAGACGATAGTCAATAGCAGAAACATACGGGTGGATAACTCCACGGAACCCATTCTCTACAGCGATCTGAGAAGCGATTGCTGAAGGACTTGTGTTCTTCCATGTTCTGTTCTTGGTGGATTGCATATTGTAACTAGTGCCAACAACTGTGTACTCCACAGTACTCATAATAAGATTACTGTGTCCCTTGTCTGTTGCATTCTTAAGGATTTGGTAGGATGCTACGTATCCCAAGAACTGTGCCAGATAGCCGGGCTTCATCCCATAGTTGACAGCAATGGGGGTTCCCTCGCTTATGAACTGCCATGATCCGCGAATACCCTGTGTACCTTGAGTATTCGTCACTCCGATATATTGCACTCGTAACAATGCGACAGAGTGGCTGCCGATCTCCTGAACAATGTCAACGCTTACCGCGTTCTTCTTCAGGAGTTCGCCAGCCACTACTACCTCAAAGTACGGAAGTGCTTTCTGCTTACTAAGCACTTGGCACCCTCACTTGTGTTCCAGGATTTACTGTGTTCCAAAACATAATCTCTGGATTTGCATTGGCAATATACCACCAGGATTGTTCATCACCGTATACAGAATAAGCGAGATACTCAATAGAATCTCCTTGCTTCCACGTATATGTGCTGTAGCTAATAGTTTGCTGATCCGGAGTACCTATTATTATTGTGGGTCTGGATACTCCGTCATCAACAATGGGGAGAAGGAGGTTGTCTGCATATCTGCTGTAAGGACTGATGGGCATATTATCCTCCTGTTGATCCACTGTACAAGTCGGACATTAAAGTAACACCTACACCAATAGCACATCTTTGCGCCACCATCTTCTGAGTGAAGTGTGTATGTGTAATATCCAACTGACTGATATAGCCGAAGTATTTCAAAGCACCTACTGATCTATATCCAAAATAAATATCTACAGGAACTGGAGCCATGACTCCCTGAACTACTGTGGTAAAGGATGATCTAGTATCTTGGAAACTTCCAGCTCCCAAATGGGTAGGCGTTTGTGTAACTTGCTGGTTAATATTGAGCATATTAAAGAATGCATTCGTATCTACACTGGTGCCGTATTTACCGGCATCCGTATTTACATATGCACTATCCCACAATTCAAATGTTCTGTCAAACAGCAAATTGAAACTCAATGTGGCTTGAAGTCCTGTAACGTAACTACCAGGATCGTCTGGATTTCTGGCATAAGTCGGAACCACATTATTATTCAAGTCGATAGATCGACTCTCGTGGATAGTGGAAGGATTGTATAAAAACTTCACTCGAAATATCTGATTAGAGCCCTGTTGCTGTCTTGTGCTAATTAGACCACGATAGAGTAAAGAATTGGAATCTCCGAGAACTGTATCAAATGCTCCACCATTGGCAACACCGTTTTGTTGTCCCGGAATATTCAAAATATTAGGATGAAACGGTGGGTTCTCTACTACGATGGTTCCCGGCTGCCCACTGATGGGAGAGTATACGCCGGTAATGGGTTGCGTATTTGCCATTAGATTCCCTTCTGCAATCTTACTAGGCGATCTCTGTCTTCTATTGCTGCATAAATACTTCTTGCCACT